AGTTGCAGCAACGTCTGCTGCTCGGGTCATAACTTCTACAGATACAAATGGCTTTCCAGCAAGAGTAGCGAAACCACTGTTGTTGATAGGGTCATTGTAAATGTATTGACTAGCTCCGTCTTTAAGAAGTCGAACTAGACTTTTAACTGTTCGGTTTCCGTAATACTTAGCATTAGCGTGTGCTCCTTCTGGTAGCACGTCTTGCATTTCGTATACTTTCTCTACTGTAATTGTAGATAGTGCTCCTGTAAGTCTTACAACTGGAACGCTAGCGTTTTGTGTAATTCCTGTGAATCCTCCGTTAGCTGTATCTGCTCCACCTGTTCCCATGAAGAAAGCTCTGTCCTCTGCTTGTGCAAATCCTTCTGCAACTCGTGTTGCGATGAATGAGAATAGGTCAACTTCTTCGTCTTCAATAAGCTCTCGTGTAAGAGTTACGATTGCTGCTAGTTTCTTCAACTTCAGCTCTTGCTGTGAAAGTACGATTTGCGTTGATGGAATAACTGCTGCTTCTGCAACCCATGCAACCGTTACGTCTGTTGCGAGAGCATTAGCTTCGTAGGAATTCTTTGAAAGAGGTGTTGAAAAGAACTCTCTTCGTGCAACTCCGTATACAGAGGTAAGGTGTCGGATCTCAACTGAAAGCTCTGAGTCCACAGCATATCCTGCAAATGGAGATCCAGTACTATCAGTTGTCATTTCCTTAGCCATTGCATCATCTCCTGAAAGGATTGCGTTTGTGAATCCCTTTAGGTAAGTGTTGTACCTAGCGTGCTTTTCTTTAATTTTGTCCTCTTGTGAACCTGCACCAGCTTTTGCAAGCTCTTTTTGTGCCTTTACCCAAGTCTCAACTTCTGATTTCATTTCTGAAATAGAGCTGTCGAGTTTCTTTGAAAGTGATTCCTCAAGTTTCTGTGATGTTTTGTTGAAAGCCTTTGCTACAGCTTCTTCAACTTCAACTTCGTCTGCTGGGTTGGTTTCAGGTAAGTCAGCTACTGCTGCTGTTTCATCTGAAACTACTTCTGCGTCCTCTGCCTCAAGTTCTTTAACCAAAGCCTTTACTTCTGCTTTTTCTGATGCAGTTGCAAAACCTTTGAGCTTTAGAGCCTTGAGCATTTTAAGTAATTTACTCATGTTTAATGGTTACTATTAATTTTTATAATACGGGTCTGTCGGTGAGCAGATTAGTATACCGATTATCCTTAATTTTGAGTTGCTATTTGAGTTGTCGTATTGATTGTAAAATCTTTACTTTGTGCTTTGCAAGATTTTGTGCCTCCAAGTCCCGCACAGCCTTTGCAATAGAATTAAGTATCGCCTTTCTTTTATCAAAAATAGTTGATGTTTCAATTTGCTTTACTTCAACAACCTCACTAACAACTTCTTCTACAATTTTCTCCACAATGTTCTCAACAGCCCTTTCCATTACCGAGCGTGGATTGGCTGGTACTGATACCATTGAAAGTTCTAATAGTTGTGACTTAGTAATTCGCCCCTTTGCGTCAAAGTCTTCTGGTATAAAGCCAATACTTGATGCCAAGAGAGTTCCTTCGTCTACCATTGCTTGTGCAAGCACTCCCTTTGGATTAGCCTTAGAAAACTGTAGCTCTCCTTTTAGTTTGTTGTCCTCTACTCGTACGTTGTGTGCCCGTCCTATAATGTGAGTAATTGATGTATAGTTGTGGGAGTCTATAAGCACAGGGTTCTTCTTAAAGAATTTAAGGTCAAAGTTCTGCATAACGAAATCACCGTGGCGATCTTCTTTATCATCTGACATAACCATCGTGTATACCTCCTCATCTTTGTCATCTGCACTCTTTACAATAGTTTTTTCAAAAGTAACCGGTACTTCAATAGCAAGCCCTTTGTGCGTTGCCTTTACCTTATTCCAAAGTTCTTCGTAGTTGGTAACTTCGTAGTCTTGGAAAGTCTTTTGATTTATACTTAGAAATTTTCTCATAGTTTAATTATACCATAATAATGATTACACCGAACACTCACAGTTAATAGTTTCCCCTGCACTTGCTGATGAGTCGAGTGGGTACATCAGTCCATTTGAGAAAGCCATGTCAATTGGTCGCTCCTCTCCGTCGATCGCCTGATGTGCATCTCGTACACCTCCCTTAATACCGGGTGACCATACCCATATCTTTGTCTTAAGTCCCATTTGCTGATAACTTTCCATTGTTGCCACTTGTTTAATGGCTGATGTTTCAGTATTAGCAATCGTTTCAAGTCGATAGTCTGCTACTTTGTCGTACACAAGACCTATTCGCTCAACGAGTTCTTTCGTGGTTTCGTTGTTTTGATACCACTCTGCTACTTGCTTTGATAGGTCTTTCGCCGTCGTGTCGTTTACGGTTGTTGCAAAAAACTTGAATCGCTTATCGATTGCGGTGTCGATTGACGTAGAGTAGTTGAATGTTCTGTCAATCTTAAATATATCCATAACCTCTTGACCTGATTCAATTGCAATCTCTTTCATTGTTGCGAGAAGTGGTGTCATAAGTGTCACCTCAAGGTTTACGTTGAACAGTTCATCTGCCAGTGTTTTTACCTTTACTTGTTTTCTAGCCTGTACTGATGCGAGGATTCTTTTCTTTTGCCCGTCAAAGTAACTCTTTAGCTCAGCTTTGAATAGTCTTTGCTTTGATGCGAGGCTTTTTGTATGGTTTGCGTGATATACCTGTCGAAACTCTTTGTTTCGTAATGGGTGCACTAAAATGCCCTGCTTAACGACGGGGGTTGCGTTCTGGTCTATTACATCATCTCCGTCTGTTACAGGCGTTAGACCTAGCATTTCACGCTTCTCATTGAGTGTCACAGCGTTTACTTCATGTCCTGCTCGTACTAAGAGTATCTTAGCGTCAATATCTTCTGGTGTGGGGTTTACGAAGTCAATCGTCACATCTTTAGGTGCTAGTTTCCAGTCAAGTAAGTTTACAAGCTCGGCTACAATAGGCTTGATTGTTTCCCGCAAGAAAATACGAATAGACGCATCTGCGTTAGCGTATGTTTGGTCTTCTGTGATACCCATAACCGATGCAGGTACTCCAGTGATAGCAATCACATCTCTGGTGAGTAGTTTCTTTGACTCAATGTAGGCAAGCTCGTTGACATTAAGACCGAGCCTTTGGTATGTTGCTTCACCACCTAAAAAGAGAGGCGTTCCTGCGTTATCACTATTTGCATGATTTGCTTTGTAGTCTTTTTTCAGTCCTGAGAGTTGCTCAGCATTAAGCACGTTCTTAAACGAGAACACGCCGTCTACAACTCCACCATTTTTAAGTATAGAGATTTGCTGGTTTGATGTTTCCTTGTCCGCAACAAGCGACTGCATACCAGCCCTTAATATTGAAATACCCTCTAGTGGATTCTTTGGATTTGGATTTACCCAGTAAATAGTATTTTCAAAGGGTACTTCACGTGACATACCGCTGTGAGGGTCTGTGTAGGTAAATGACTTGATCCTGCTTACTTGGTCATTCTTTTCGTAGTTAATTACTATTCCAATTGAGTTAAGGATATGAAGTTCAGTAACGATTACGTTCTCTGTGAATACTGAGTTGTTGGTTATCTTTTCTATAACACAAAATCCAGTTGTGTCGTGGTAGATAGATGCTAGTTTCCAAAAGATGTTGCCCGTCTGGTAGTTGTTGGGTCGTGAGAGTAGATTATTAAGCCAGTGACTCGTGTTCACTTTTTCATCTCGTATGTTTTTTATAAGAAATTCTGTTTCTGAAATCTTCTCCGCTCTCTTTGCAATGCCTTTGTTGAGGTACAGTGAAGTTTCGTTCCAGTTAAGCCCATCGGTTGGGTTAAGTTTGTAATCACCGCTGTGTCTACCGACTGAGTTGTAAAGAGAATATCGAGTATCTACAGACTTCGTTAAGAAGCTAAATGGATTTTTCATATATAGCAATATTATACCACACTACGCAACGCCGATATAAGGTTGCTTGAGTTTTGAGAACACTGCCCCCCTACATGAATCGAGTAAATGATCCATACCGTCTTGTGGCTCGTTAGTAGGATTCTTATTTCTATCCAACGCCCAGCAGTAACCTTGCATTTCTTTAATAAGGTTCACACTCTCCTCCGTATAGTACACATTCTTACCGAGTAATAAATCAACCCCTGCTTTTCGTGAGCCTTTCCCCTTTGTGGTGTTAATGGCGTTCCAACCGTAAGTCTGTAGCTCTGCTGTGGACTTCGGCTCTGCACCGTCTGCGAATAATTCTGCATACTTTGGTATGCCTACCTGCTCCATTCTCTCTGAGAGTCTTTTGTTAATAAGTCCTGTTTCGTATATAAGTTCTTTTACATAGACATTATCGTTGTGCATTTTTATCTCGCATACTGCACAGGGGTCGTGGGTGAATCCATAATCGGCTCCGAAGAATGGTGTGTAATCAAGCTCATCAAACTCCTTACTTGTAATCGGTTGCCAATCCTTAAATATACGCCCCCTCGCTCCCGACGGCACATATCCCATGATCATGTTGTGGTAATGGTCTGGGTTTACTCGCTTATACTTATCAAAGTTGTCCAGCGTCGTCTGGTTCAGGTTGTGTAGGTTGTCTTGGTAGTTTGAGTATACAAATAGCGTTGAGTCTTTTTCACTGTCTTTTAGCTCTGCCTTATAAAAACCTTCTATCCCAATGTCGAGTAGGTTGAACCACCTTTTAATTATCCAGTGTTCCTTTGGCGGGAAGTTAAACAGTAGGAATATCTTGATGTCCGACTTGATTGTCCTGATTGAATCGTCTAGCTGTAAAAAATCTTCTTCTGACACCTCCTCTGCTTCTTCAATAATCACATCGGTATAACCGGCAAGTGACTTGAGCTTTGCTTTCTGGTCACCCGATGACTTTCTGAATCCAATCCCGTTAATCGTATTTTTATTGAGGTTGATTGTAAGCGTGTGCTCTTTAATATCAATGGTGCTCTTATCGCCCGTCAGCTCCTTCTCCTCTAGCCTGTCTACTATCTCTTGGAATATGGAGTTGCGAACATCACCGAGTACATACCGCATGATCGCACACCTAAAGTACGGCTTTGATATAAGTGAAGACATTGCATACTGACTCGCAAAATAAGACCTGCCTCCTGCACGCCCTCCGCCAATAAGGATATACCTTTTGTTAGTTGTGAGTACGGGTGCGTAAGGCTCTAGTATCTTATTTCTCATGTCTCATCTTCAATCCTCTTGCTGGGTATCACCTCCCATTCAATTTTATGTATTGATTCAATTGGATTGCCGCCTACGCCTGAAAGCTCTTGCCTATCAGAGTACCCATGCTTGGTCAGAAGTAGCTTTGCTATCACTGAGTTATACTCGCCCGAAATACCATTGCCTGTGAGTCTTTGCTCCTGTTCGCTCAGTATGAGCTTTATGATGTCAGAAAATTCTACCTTCTCCTCTTGCCCGCTCCAGTCGTATATTGTTTCTCTTGATACCTTTAGGTAACACGCCAACCCTGCGACACTTGGTAGATTCACAATCTTTTTTAGTCTTGTCTTCTGTACGCCATTCTCATCAAGAATAACATCACCATCTTCTGTGTAGATGGGTACTTGTGTGTACTTGTCTTTACAGTCGGCAAGATATTGTTCTGCTTGAGCTACTGTATGTTCTGTGTATATTGTTGGTCGAGCCATAGCTATCTTAATTATACCACCAGCCTCCCGTCTTTGTCCTTAAACTTTCCCGTGGCTACTACTATTATATCGATTAACGCCCATATGCCAGTTACCATTAGTCCCACAAAAGAAAGTGAAAGTAGTAGCATAGCGATACCCGAACCAATCTTACCTACGTACATTCGGTGGATTCCTAATGTTCCCAAGAATATTGCGAGAAGTAATACTATCAAGAATTGCTTGTCTGACTGATTGTTTGTTGTTTCCATAATTATTTGTCGTTATGTTTAATTACGCTGTTAACGATCCTTACAATGTCGAGAAGTGTTATTGCTGTCGGATTAATGTGCAGCTCTGTATTTGAAAAGACTTCCAACTCCTTGACTAATACATCGTGTTCTTTTGCCAGCTCGAACACAAGTGGGTACAGTGGTTTAAGTATCTTACTCGCTTCGCAATTTTGACCGAGGTTCTGTACTTCGTACCAAAGGGTAGCTCCCGTAACTGTAGACTTCACTCCCTTGCGCTCTATGTCAAAATCTCTGTCTTTTGTATTCTCCAACGCCAGTGAATATTCGTAGGTGAGTCTCTCCTTAACAGTTTCAATTCTTTCGTAAATGTTCTCTAATGTTTTGATGTTGTCTTTGTTAAACATGGTTTATATTTTATCCTGCAATTCTTCTTCTTCTTCCCAAAGGTCTTTTCTCCTAAAGACATATTCTACAACTTGCCCCTTGTAATCCGTTTTACCTTGCGTACTCGCCAATGACGAGAGTGCGAGGACAAGACTGTCGAGCGTCGTTGGTGTTATTTGTGTCTTTGAGTTGAACTTAAATGTGCCTACAAATTGCTCAGTTTCGTACTCGTAACCACTTGTTAGTTTTTTTTCAGTGAAGATCATAATGTTATTATGTTGGTAATTCGTCTCAATACCTATCCCCTATCCCCTACCCTGCTACCCCCTGTGTCATAAAAACCCCGTTTAAGCCTTATAATTGGGGTGGGGAAGGGGAGGGGAGGGGTCTAGCTAAAACCTTAAACCCCTTTTTGTTCGGGAATACGCTGAACGGTAAAGCTGGGTTGAATTGCTGCTTGTGTGAAGTTGAGGACGGCTACGAAGTGTAGTCCGTGTTTCTTTTGAACGGTATCAATTTCTTCGAGGAACTTTTCCATAAGTGCTTGTTCCTCTTTTTGTTTCTTTGTCAATTTGTTTGCTGTGTCTTTTGCCATTATATACATTATGATTATTAAAAATGCGCCCCTCCACCTATAGGATACCACGAGGCTGTTGTCTTGTCTCTTTTTCTTGTGGTATACTTATAGCACGAATATAACACTTACAACTGTCATTCTGGTGCTCGGAATTATCGCTCTCGTTTTATACATTCTCTAGTTAAAAAAGATCTTGTCTATCTTGGCGAGGTCACTTAGTTTTTTATATGTTCCCACCACCCCGTTAAGGCGGTACTTCTTCGTGGAGGGAAAGACTTCAATGCCGT